GTCCGTATTATGGGTCGCGGATCCTATCTCGTCCAGATCGATTTCAGAAATCGCCGCAGAGGGCCGACGGGGCAGCCGTTGGCTCTGAGTTCCCCGACCTCTTCGAGGAGCATATCCCGCTCATCCTGAAGGAAATCGATCGCCCTTGACGCCTGCGCCAAGGTGTCGGTCATCTGCTCGTGTACCAGCCTCCAGCGTGTCAGCCGGCCCTCAATGTCCTCGGCGGGGGGCAGTGAGTTCATTGAAAGCTGCATTGCCTGACGAGAAATCTCTGTAACATTCATGGGAACCTCAGTAAATCGAGACATCGTACTCTTCCAATAGCCGGATGAGTTCTTGCCGGGTGGACTCGATGGCGGCGAGGACGACCGCGGGCGTGTCGTCGGAGACGTGCTTAACCTTCGACCGCAGATAGTTGTCGAGTTCGGTAATCACGGCAATGGCATCGCCGCCGTTGACCGCCGAGTGAAATTCGACAGTGTCCTCGGGCAGATCAAACTTCAGGATCGCTCTCATTCTGTTCTCCGAGTGGTCAAAAAATGAAATCTATGCGTTACGAAACCTCGGCACTTTTTCTCAATTTCCGATGTTCCGTAAAATCCTGCTCCATCCGATGCACAAGTCTACTCCCCACTCGCCGAAACCAGCAGGGGGCGATCGCGTGGATCACCAGGCAGGCGGCGGCTCTCAGGCACCGCAGGCCGTGGCCTCCGGCGAATCGGAAGTGCTCGGCGTAAGTCATGCCGTTTTTCGCCAGGTGTCGCTGGGCGCGGCCGAATAGTGTCATTGTGCTGCCATCCACAGGCCGACATTTGCGAAGGCGTAACCGAGATAGGCAATCGACAGACCGATCTTGCCGCTCAACGCAAGGTCGGTTGCAACGGCCACCAGGCCGGTGACGACATATGTCGGCGCACCGGGGTCAATCTCATAGCGATGATGGCCGTCGAGTATGTTGTCATCCTCGTCGATTACCACCGGGTGCATCACTCCGTTCATGGCGATGTCAGCAGCAAGGGCCTCGCGCTCTGATGTTTTGAGCGGCGGCAGCAAATCCTTATACGGTGTCTTGAGCTTACCACGACGTCCGCTAGTTACTTTTTTGACCAATCGTTTCACAGTGGCCGCTCACCGGTCGCTGAGGCAATGCGGGCCTTGGCGATCTCGACGTACTCGGCCTCGCGTTCGATGCCGATAAACCGGAAGCCTTCGAGCACGGCGGCCGACGAACAGTGCTAGGACCGCTTCTGGTTCTGGGTAATAGTCGCTCATGACCCCTCCTTGGCCACCCGGGCCTCTTCGCCGGCCGCTAGCAGCTCGGCCACCGAACACCCGAGGACAATACAGGTGAACTCGCTGAGGCTCATGCGGCACCTTGATTTTTGAAGGTATTCACCATCGCAATCCGCTCCCCGATCCAGCGCATCACTGGGACGGCCATGCTATTCCCGATAGCCTTGTATCGCGGGGTGTCGGCGGCTGGCTTGCTGCGATAGGTGATCGCGGTGTAGTCATCCGGGAATCCCTGTAGGCGTTCGCACTCGACGGGTGTCAGCCGGCGCACGATATGCTGATGGGCGGCAATCGGTGCTTCGTGGTTGCATGTGAGTGTGGGGGATCGGCTGTGCCCGATTTCTGCCCCGCCTTGGCCGCTAGCCATACACACAGCGTCATGAACGCCAGTTGCGCTGAGAGTATAGGAGTGTTCATTCTGCCACCCGTCCCCGTTGACACCATTTTTCGCCTTCTGACCAATGATGGTTTCTGCTAGACATACCACCGTCGTCGCCCGCGTGTCGCCCTGGTCAAAGCAGCTCATTGTCGGGCTGACCTCGCCCGGCACACATGTCTCGTCGTCGGTGTTGGATTGGGCGCGTTTGGATTTGGTGAACGGCGTGGCAAGATTGTCGGGACCGCTGGCGCCGACGCGGGCCGTGAGGGCTTGAATAATCATGTTGTTGGGCTGTCCGTCGTTTCCGGCTGTGCGTCCGTGATGCTTTGCAAAGCTTGCCGTGATTGGGGCGGCAACTTCTGCGGTTGTGACCCTTCCCTCAACGCCGTCGCCAGCGCTTCCGGTAGCCTCCTGCCCCTTCGCTCCGCGCGTCGGAGGATTCCCAAACACGCTTTTGCGCTCAAATAAAACCGCTGCGGCACGTCGCCAGTCTCCAAAATATCCGACAACGAACACACGGCGACGACGCTGGGCGACTCCAAACCATTGAGCGTCAAGAACTCGGTAGGCGAACCCATACCCGAGTTGCCCCAGCGCCCTGAGGAAGGTGCCAAAATCCCGTCCTTTGTTGCTGCTGAGGACGCCCGGCACGTTTTCCCAAACGATCCATTTGGGCTGCATGACAGCAGCAAGCTGGACGAATCGGAGGGCCAAGTTGCCACGCGGGTCAGCCAATCCGCCTCGAAGTCCTGCGACTGAGAAGGATTGGCATGGGGTTCCTCCGACCAGAAGGTCAACTGGGCCGTGCTCATCAAGCATCTCCTCCGTGATTGCGGTCATGTCGCCGAGGTTGGCCAAGCCGTGCCGATGCTCAACGACAGCCATTGGGAACGGTTCGATTTCGCTCGTCCAAGCACACTTCCAACCGAGTGGCCGCCATGCCACATGAGCCGCGCCGATGCCGTCGCAGACGCTTGCGTATCTCATGCGGCACCGCCCTTTTGCCGGCCGTAGAGCTGATGGAACAGCAACTCAGCGTCGCGGCTGCTGACGGGATCGGTGGCCCGGCAGCCGACGAACAGTGCTAGGACCGCTTCTGGTTCTGGGTAATAGTCGCTCATGACCCCTCCTTGGCCACCCGGGCCTCTTCGCCGGCCGCTAGCAGCTCGGCCACGGAACACCCGAGGACAATACAGGTGAACTCGCTGAGGCTCATAGCGTGGCACTTCCGGCTCGTCGCCGTCGATGCTCATCAGGTACAAAGCCGTGGACTGAACGCCCGCGCCAAGGTTGAGAAAGTGATGTTCCGTCATTTTGTTTCTCAAAGCGGTTATCGTATCAAAAAAACGGAGGCCGTCGCGGGGGCGTCAGCCTCCGAGATCATCGCCTCGTCGTTAACGCTTAGGAATCCGTCCTCGTCGCCAACCACGCGGAGCGTGGCCGTTCGGCAGACCCCAGGGCGGCAATGCAATCCCGGCGGGGTTGGCGTCCCGGTTTATCCCCCGGAGCCTGCCCGCCGAGATTGCTGTGCAACTGCCCCCTGTCCCATCGAAAACGACCTTGACGACCATGTCGTCTTTTGCGATTTCGCAGATTCCATGAAACTCGTCTGTTTCATAACGCCACTGCTGCTGGTCAGTCAGTTCAAGAGCGTGCTTTAATTCCGGTTTCATGTGCGTCCCTCCAACCGCGATATCTCACGATCCAGATACCACCGGGCCTTCTTCAAGTCTTCGATCTGATTGCCCTTGTACGGCGCTCTCATCACATACTTGATCACGTTGCCCAAGCAGAACCCCATGTGTTCGGTGATTCTGATCGTCTCCACCCCACTGGGGTGACTGTTGTAATGCGGAGGATGATCGACCGGATCAGCGGCCTTTGCCACGTCGGCTGTCGTGATCGTCGAGGAGAACTTCTCATCCATTCGATTCGCCCTCCATTAGAACCTTCAAAAACTCGCGGCGGCAGTCAGCCAGTTGTTCGTGAAGCATATAGATCACCAAAGCCAATCGCTTCTGCTCAATGTCTGCTGCATACTTGGCTGCCATATCAACGGCGGTACCGAATTTTGAAATCGACGAGGCCATCGTGGTTAGGGTTTGGCGCTGCGCGGGGGTGATTGTCACCGCCACCCCTCCGGCAAAAACAATGACAACCAGAAGAGCAGCCCGGCCGCTGCCAAAGTAAAAAACATCTCCATCGGCTGTAGAATCGGGTCAAGCACGAGCCGCTCCCCCTCGACGATTCCTTGCCACCGCCAGCCTCGACAACTTCGGCTTATCGCCGATTAGCTCGGCTCGCAGGATCGTCAACTCCTGCGGTGCCTCAATGCCGATCTTGACGCGATCCTTCGTGATCGACGAGACGACGAGCGTTACACCCGCCTCGACAAGGACGATGCGTTCGTTTTCTTTGCGGGTCAAAGTCAGCATCAAACACTCCGTTGCTGATTGCGTGGCAAGTATCCTACAGTTCACCGCCCCATGGCGTCCAGTGCATTTTTCACCTGTTCCCTGACGAATTGCCGCGGGTGCGATTCGGCGGCCCAGCGGAGGTAACGCTCGCCGCCGGCTGCCAGCACCTGGGCAATCGTCTGGCCGTCATGCTGCCCCCCGCGAAAAACGAACTCTTTGCCGCTCTCCAGCCGCTTGCCCTTGGGAATCCTGACCCATTTGGCCGTGCAGCAGAAGCAGCACGAAACCAGCCAGTGGCCGGCATCTTCGGCGACAATATCCCCCGCGGTCCCCCGGCAGGCCAGATCGCCGCACAGAAACCCGTCATCCATCCCGCCGATGATTTCTGCGTTAATTGTGGGCGCAGGAGCCTCTAAGATCCTCTCTAACGGTTTTTCAGCCTCGACGGGTCTACTGACACGTTTTTTCGCCTTCGGCCCTCTGGAGGCATCCTCGGGGGCCACAGGGGCGTCTAGCTCAAAAAGCGTCTTATTCATGCTCGAACCCTCATCTTGTAACCGTTGGTGATATCAGACCCAAGGATCAGCCGGCGACGAGCCCGCGTGATTCCGACGTATTCGACACGTCGCTCCTCGTCGTGCCGTTCCTGACACAGGCTCTGCGATTCGTCGATTCGACGTGTCGAATCAATCGACATAACGACGCAGTCGGCCTCCATGCCCTTCGAGGCGTGAATCGTGCCGACCCTAATACTGGGCCGTGACGCTTTTTCGGGGCCGCACTTCACCGCCGAGGCTCGCCACGACTTGCCGCCGGCCACCAGCCCGCCCCACTCCCCGGCCCGAATCCGAGCCAGCAGCGTTTCCTTGAGCCCGATCTGCTCCAGTTGGTCAGGGAAGACAACGTCCCATTTCCTCACCATCTCTCGATGCTTCCACGCCGCCTTGGTGCCACGAACCATATTGCCGGTGGCTGGCAGCTTGTCGATGGCTGCGGCCATCTCCCCGCCACTGATCGGCTCGTGGTGTTCAATGCTCCAGAGAGCCTTCGAGGCCAGCATGGCCGATGAGTTCTCTTTGCTTTTCAATCGCAGGAACGGCAGATTCTGCCGGCGAAGCTCTTCGGTGTACTCATCCAAGAGATGGTTGCACCGGGCGATGATCAGCGTCTCCTGGTCGGGGTCGATGGCACGGACACAAGCTGCCGGTGCCCCGCCGCGTTCGACGACGCCCTCGTGATCGGCCGGCTCGACGCCGCGATCCCAGTAGCCTTGCCGCATCCTCTGCAAGCACGACTCCCCCAGCGAGAGCACCGGAGCCGGGCACCGCCAAGTCTTGGTCATCGTTTGGGTCTTGTCGGCGGCCCATTCAACGAAGAACCGCGAGTCGCTGCCGCCAAACCCGAAGATCGACTGCATCGGGTCGCCGGACAAGTAGACCCACTTCACCTGGGGGCCGGAGGCCAGTCGCTTGCAGCAGGCGTCTACCAGAGCCGAGGCGTCCTGCTGCTCGTCGAAGACCCACGCCTTGACCTCGCTGGGCAACTCCCCTCCCGGCTCGACGTGCTCGACGCCATCGACCGTAAAGCTGACTCCGGCAAACCGGGCCAGCAGATCGGCGAAATCCAAGCGGTCTTCGTCGGCCTTGGCCTGTTCGTACTTGCCAACATACTGCCGCACCGCATCGGCCGGCACCGTCTCACCAAGCCGAGCCATCCGCTGGATCGTCGTTGCCAGCGGCTCCATGCGAGCCCGAGCCAACTGCCAGGCGTTCAGGGCCGCCGCTGCGGTCTGGTCGCCCACATACCGCGTCGTGTTCGCCTCCTCGTCGTTGATTGCCCCAACCGGAACCCCCAGGGCATTGGCGATCCAACTGACCGACTCCTTGTTGTCGGTGAGCAACTGCCCGTGATCGACGCCAAGCTGCTGGTAGGCGATCGAATGCACCGTGCGGAACCACCCCTGCTTCGCCAGCGTCTCGTCAGGGATGCCCCACGCATCAGCCGCCCGCGACACCGCCTCGGCTCGTGCCGCCCTCGTGAACGACGAGAACCCTACCGAGAACGGGCTGCCGCCCAGACGGTCTTTCGCAGCTTCGATAACCGTCATCATCGCCGCAGTCTTCCCAGTCCCCGCCCCGCCGATCAGTTTTGCGACCTTTTCTGCCACGAAATCACCTCCCTGTGACCGCGCTTCCCGCGGTTTTGCCAACCTCGGGCCAAACCGCGGTCACGCTAAACCCTTTGTTTTCAAGCACTTATCTCACCGCTGACCGCAAGTACCGCATGTACCGCGCTTTTTTTCAAAAACGAAATCCAATTCCCGCGTGCGCGTTTAAGGAGAAGATTCGATCCGCGGCCGGTAGGCCGTCACAGCACTAACCCCCGCCTCGCCGCTGGCAATAGCCTCCAGATGCTCCAGATGGCGTCTCTGGAGGCGAACGTACCTTCGCCGGGGTCCACCATCGCTGGCCCACCGAGAGGTCGTTAGAGCGTCTTCCCCGGCCCGAGAGAGCAACATCCGCTTGAGCCGCACCTTCTCGGCATCGACGATCCCGCGTTTGCCGTGATTCGCCATCTCCCAGGCGCGCTCCCAACCGAACCAAAGCTCCCAGAAACCGTCGTCGTTCCGCACCCACTGCGGGATGCCCTGCACGTCAGGCTTTCCCGGCTCTGCCTCCATGTCATTGAAGTCTGGCAGCGGGGCGTGGGTCAGCACGTCGAGAAACCAGCCGGCGACGGCGGCATATCGGCAGTTTTCGGCGGTCGCCGCCTCGCTGATGGCGACTTCCATCAGCTTGGCCTTCAGACCGCGTACAGCAGGCTTGCCCTTCTTTGCCCCACGGCCGTTCCATATGAGAGCCCATTCCTCCGGCACGCTGTCGACAATGACCGTGTGCGTTGCCTCAAGGATGGCCTGAGCCACTTTGGCCGCCGACCGATACTGCTCGGCATCGAGGGTTATCCCGACGTAGTGAGTCGTCTTGGTGTCTCGGCGGTAGCAGGGCACGGTGATGACGTAGCTGACAGGGTCGCCGTGGACGACCCGCATCGTCCACTCGCCAGGCCACCACTCGCCGTCGCGTATCTCAAGGCCGGAAAGCGAAAATGTGCTACTGACCGGGCTTTCGTCGCCGTCATCCTCTTCGCTTCCATCAGCTTTGGCCTTGACGGCCTCGGTGCGTTCCTCGGCCGTCAGGTCGCCGTTCATTCGCTTGCGTTTGGCCCACATCAAGGCGTCCCGCCAGAGGGTCTCGACCTCCTTGTCCTTCTTCGGCGGGTCGCATTGTTGCAGGTTGAGTGCCCTAAGCATCAGCAGCAGTTCCTGCTGCTCCATCGGGGATTGAATGTCGTCCATCTTAAGAGCCTGCCGATTTGCAAACATCAGCAAGTGGTCATGCCTGTCCCCCTCGCCCGGCCTGCCGTGCAGGATAGCGTTTGCTGATGGCTTCGATTTGCAGCCAGCGGAGTTGTAGGCGTTGTTGATCGCCAGCACTAGTTCCTTGGGAATCTCCTCCGGCTCACAGTCCTCGGGGGTCATGCCGTCGACCCACTGGTACGGCTTGCCGGTAAAGTGAATGCTCGGCGGGACGATCGACTGCGACCCCTTGGCCTCATTGCCGATACGGACCTCAAGCCCTTCGACCTTGATGACGCCGACTTTCGGCAGCCGTTCGTCCCACTTGAAAATCCGATGCGTCGATCGGCTGGAGGTGTAGGTCGGCGTGTGCTTTCGGTCGAGCCCATACCTCGACGCCGACGCTGCCCCCTTCTCACAATCGAACTCGATGTCGATCACGCCAGACTCTGGCCCCCACTGCACGCCGATGTTTCGAGGCGACGAAACGTCGAGCGCGTCATAGATCGCCTCCTCATCGGTTGTGGCCCGCTGCTGCCACCCCTTGCCGACTGGGTGCTTGCCGGGAGAGGCACAGTCCACCCCTTTGTGGCAAGAGCAGGTGAGTTTTCCGTCGGTCTTGTGGAGACCATAGCACGTCACGACCCGCCACCCCTGGCTGGCGTAAATTGCCGCCCATTTGAAAGTTTGATCATTTACCATCGTTGTCTCCGTTCGTCCGCTGACTTCCATTCAGCTACGCTTATTTACTTCGACCGTTACCAGTCGGAGTGTCGATACCGCATAGTGGTATTGCTGCCACGATGCCAGTTGTTTTGGGTTTGACATCACGCAACCACTACGGGGGTGCCGTTCAGTCTCGATGGCCGTGATGTTCAGCCTCTCGCAGTCCAGCCATCCGTCTCGCAGTTGGGCGTAGGTGACGGGGTGGTGGTCGATGACTGCGTCTCCCCATTCCAGCGGCACTCCGGTCTCGTCGCACAAGACGGGGCCGCGGAGGTAACGCAGCTTCTTGTAGCCCTTAACCTGCGGCCGAACGGCCAGCCGCATGGCTGAGTTGACTTCCGCCAGGCGGTTAAATCCCTTGCAGCACTTGGCCCACGAGAAGTTAATCTCCTGGCCGCTGGCATAGACCACAAACAGGACATTCCGGCAACCGCCGAGCACAAACTTGCCGGCAGACTTGTGCCGAACCCTGACGCCCGTGATCTCGCTCTCGCATCCGGGGAGAATCTTTGTGTCAGGGTCGCGATGTCGTTCGCGGATCAGCATCAAGAAGAACTCCGAGTCCTCCGGCGACAACACCTCCCCGTCACCGCACGCCTCAATGATTGACCGTGAGTGTTCGTAAAGCTTTTTCTGGCTCTTAAACTTCCTGCCTCCGACAACTGCTTCTGCCATTGGTCGATCCATTTCCACATTCCAGAAAGCAAAAGAAACCCCGGCCCGCCGGGCATAACGGCGGGCCGGGGGAAGTGGCCGCACGGCCGGGGTTATCGCAGGAGGGAGAAGCGACCGGCCGGCGACTTCCGGTGTTACTACGCCACCGCCGGCTGGGCAGAGTAGCCTATTCCTCGCCGCCCACGACGTTTGGTTTCGTAGCGAACATGGCCTCCAGCGGCTCGTGATAGGTAACACGAGCCACCTCGCCCTGATCTTCACTGATCGTGCCGACCAGCCGCGGCACAATTTGGGAGTAGGGCTGGCCGCCGTTGCTCTTCGCCCGCTCCAGGCTCAAGCCAATGACGGCCTCCCACGGGAAGCAAGGCAGCCGCTTCAGGAACGGCAAGACGTTCCCAAAACTGCCGGGGCCGACCTTGACCAACAGCGGCCAAACGTCGCCCTCACGGAGGATCGCCAAGCGGCGAGTCTCCTTGACCCGCTTGCCGCTGCCGTTGCGGGCCGACCCGTAGCCGAACTCGGCACTGCTCGACAATGCGACCCAATCGTACTCACCGTCGGCAATGCGGTACTTTTCAAGGGCGTCGGGGTCAATCGTCCCCAGGTCATTACTGACCCGGTAGCCGACCCGCAGATCGTTACTCACGATCACCGGCCGCTTCTCCGATGGGTCGGGGGTCGGCCAAAGTTCGCCGCGCTTTCCGACGGCCACCAGCAGCCCGACCAGTTCCTCGGCAGTCTCGTTGTTGCCGTTGACCTGGTAAGACCATGTAGTGGCCCCCCCGAGGGGCGTCGAGATGCTGACCAAGTCCATCTCGGTCATCGGCTCGTCGCCTAGGTTAGCCCGCAGAATCGCCGCCTGCCGGCTCCCGGCAGTCAGGGCAGCGTAAGAAACCTCGCCAACGGTGGCGATATCAGTCGTCGTGCTCATTTCAACCTCCAGTGGTTTAAGCACCCATCAAACCAGATCGGGGAACGCCCCCAATCACGAAACAGCGGGCTCAGTACTCCTAGCCCGCAACTCTTCGGCCTGCCGCAGGGCTCCACGCCCAGCGGCCTCGATCGCATCGGCGACCTGTTCCATCGCCTCCTGCCGGTCGGCGAACCAACCTTGAGTTGGCTCCAGATTCCTGCCGTGCATGACCCATGTCTCGCCGGCCTTCTCGACGACCTGGCCTTCGTAGACGAAGACGCTCCAACGGCCGTCTTTTGTGGTCATGTTCGGCCACGCCAAAACCTTGTAAACCTTCATGTCGCTCTCCTTTGTAAAAAAACTTGAACACTCAACCGTCACACTCCGGCCCTGATCGGTAACTCCTGGCTACGGTCTTGCTCGCCCCTGGCGGCTCGTACTTCTTGAGGCGCTCGGCCAGGCGGTTGGCCCGGTCGCGCTGGTAGTCCCGCTCAAGCACCAGCCCATAAATCCGATTCGTCATTCGCCGAACGTGCTCAAGAAGACCGTCGGTGCCGTACTCCTCGAGAAACATGATCACGCTGCGGTCGGTGATCCGCTCAGGCTCGCGGTATCCGTCAAGTCGTTTCGTCCCCATACTCACACCTCCTTTGTAAAAGCGACATCACGACGTGCGATGCCGCAGCTTTGAGACGACGTACTCCCCGACGATGCCGTCGAGCGCCGTCCCCTCGGCGAACGGCCGGCGGGTATCCCTCCCCGCCTCGCTCGCCGCTTCCTTCAGCAACGCCTTCAGACGCGCTGTGTTGACCTGGGTCAGAACGTCCGTATCCAGACCCATTTGCCGACACGCCTCCAATGCGTCGTCGCGCCGATCCATCGGCACCGACAGGTGGTGGTCGACCTCCACCCGCCAGCTACGGCCAGCAGCTTTCACTCCGTCGAGTCCGCTGCTCGCCATCTCCTCCACGGCCATCTCCTCCAGCCGTGACCGCCGAGCGACAATCCGTTTAAGCTCGGCCTTCAACCTGTCAGTTTGCTTATCGAGGTCAGCGACCTCAGTGAGAATGTTCGCCAGCCCCCTGGGCAGCGGTGGCTCGTTGTCTTCGGTATCCGTCCAAAATGGTGTCGATGACATTCTTTCGCTCCTTTAACGCTTCGTAGACCCGCCGCTCCAGTGAGGGCGATTGTGTGCCGGGTATCCTTGCAACGAGACTGTAAAGCCTTGTCGCCCTCTCCTGCCCCGGCCTGTGCAGTCTGGCGACTGCTTGGAGAAACTCGGACAGCGAGTGGCCGACGCTATAGAAAACGCCCATCGACGCTCGCGTGAGGTCGATTCCGATGCCACCGCTTTGAATCTGCGTAACCAGCGTGTTCGTCTCTCCTGCCTGCCACTGGGCAAGCTGGTTGAGTTTACCAGACAGTTCGGAGACGCTGCGTCCATGCGTATTACATTCCGCGATGACACTGTCGATGTCGTCGCGGAATCGGCAGAAGACGACCAGCGGCTCCGAGGGGTCGAGGTCGGTCAGCATTTCCCCGAACCTCCCCTGCTTGCTTGGCCGGCTTGTCAGCTTGACCGATCTGCGAACGGTGCCGTCGTCATCGAGTCCGACGAACCCGCCGCAGACTTGGAGGCCGCGTAGCACACCTACCATCGCGTTGGCCGGCGTGATCGTCCCCTGCTCGACTTCGCTGGCAAATTCCTTCAGCAGCTCGCGGTAAACGCGTGCCTCTTCGGGTGCCAGATCGAACTCCAGCATCCCATGGGTCAATTCGGGCAACCACTTGATCACCTGCTCGGTCGTTCGTCGAAAAGTCGTCTCGGCGATTCGCTTGCTCATCTGCTGCTGGTTCCGCCACCCCATGACCATGCCGGGGATGGCCGGATTAGTGATCGCGAATGTTGCCTTGAAACTGGTGAACGATCGCCCCCAAGTCTCGTGGCCGACGGCCCGCCAGACGCCGAAGGCGTCGAGGGGGCTATGGGCCAGCAGCGTGCCACTCATGCCCAGAAAGTGAGCCTGAGAGTGGGCCTTCGCCATCTTGGCGGCCCATTTACTCGCCGAACCGCGGACAGCCTTGAGCCGGTGAACCTCATCCCAGACCACCAGCGACCACTTCGTTTTCAGCGTGACCGGCATCCGCCAAAGCGATTCGTAGTTTCCGACGACGATTAGCGGGGAGGTGTCGGCCAGAGCGGCCTCGATGGCGTCGGCCTTCTTTTTCGACGTGCCCTGCGTCAAGGCGAGCACGCGGTAATCGGGGAGCCATCGGGGTATTTGGGTCGTGGCCCAGGCGTCGATGACGGCCCGCGGGCAGCCCACGAGGATGCGGGCCGAGGATCCTTTTGGGTGCTTAGCAGCGATGATTTCGCAGGCAATGCGGGTTTTGCCGGTGCCCATGCCCATGTCGAGCAGTGCCGGCAGCCCCTTCTCAAACTGCTCCAGCACCCAGGCCAGTGCCTCTTGCTGGTGCTGCCACATTTTCGTCATCGCACGGCCTCCGTCCTTGGTGCCGCACAAACCTATGCCTTGGAGCCTTGGGTGTCAAACGGTCAGCCAAAAAACTTCCGCCTGCCGGTCTTTGTGCCGTCGAGTTCGCGTTGCATGACGCTCTGCCGGCGATCTTCGACGCTCTGCCGGCTCAGAATCCACCAACGCGACTGCCGGTCGGCGGCCCCCCGAGCCTCGTCAACGGGCTTTCTGGCTATCAAGGCTCCAGACTCGCAGTAAACCAGCACAACCGCTGGCTCGATCCGCAGGATTTCCGCCGCCTCCCCGGTCCCGCAGGCATCGTCGAAGGCGATTTGCGGGACGTGCCTGAGCTTCTCCAGCATCGGTGGCCGCTCATCCAGCCTGGTTCGTGGCCGCCGGAGCCACGGGTCGTCGAGGGCTCGCATCGACAAATAGTCGGCGTAGTTCTGCTCGCAATCCGCGAGGCTGTAGACCGCCGGAGACTTCTGCTTTGACCCGCCCCAGCCGCCGGCCAACACCTTCCGCCGCAGCTGCCCATTCGCCGCCATCTTCGCGACTCGGGTGTAGTGAACCCCGAGCACGGCGGCCGCTTCGCCCGTGGACAACGCCAAGTCGACGAGTTTTTTGTGCCGTGGCATTGACTGTACTTTCGTTCACGGTTATCGTTCGATGAGCCCGTGAGCCAACCCCCTGAAAATTTTCTGAGGTTGACAAGTGGAGGATAGGGGACTCAACTCCGGGCGAATCAATGCTGGCATCCGCCGGCGTGGAAATCAAGCCCCGAGGAGCGTCTGAGATGGAATTCTGCGTCCTGGTCGATTGGGTTGACGGTTCTACGGCAGACACGAGCGAGGTCTCTGTCGTTGCCGAGAACGAGCGAGACGCCATCTTGTTTGCCATTTCCGAGTGGCACCAAGAGGCCCAGCAGTGGCCGCACTGCCGCATTACCCGAGTCTGGGTGGACGAGCCCGACACTGCTCCTGCCCCTGTGTTAAAGATTTTCCATGGCTCCAAAAGTCCCCCCAAGACAAGGGGATAGAACTAAAGGGTCTTGCAGCCACCCTTTATGGTGAACACAATTACACCATGAACCTTCAGCAACTGCTCGACGATCTGTATGCTCCGCTCCGAGGAATCTCCGACCGCACGGCAACGCTGTACCGCTACAGCTTGGAGGCGTGGGGGAGACAGTTGGGCCGGAGCCCCTGCCTCGACGACCTCGACGAGGTCGCCGTGGCGAGGTTCTTGGCGTCCCGCAGTCGTGAGCGGTCACCCGCCACGGTAGCCAAGGACCGCGCACAGTTGGTCGCCCTTTGGGGTTTCGCGGCAAAACGTGGCCTCGTCTCGACGTGGCCGGAGGTCCGTCGAATCACGGTGCCGGAGCGGGTTCCCGAGGCGTGGACGGCAGACGAGTTCCGCCGCCTCCTCGCCTCGGCGAGCCTGGAGGCCGTCGAGGTCGCCGGCATCCCCGGCGGCCTCTGGTGGCGTGCGTTCCTGCTCGTCTGCTATGACACGGCCGAGAGGGTGACTGCCGTTCGTGGTCTTCGCTGGAGCGATGTCGGAGAGGCTGACGTGATCTTCCGCGCCGAGGTGCGGAAGGGGGGGAAGCGGGACATCTGCCGGCCGGTCGGTAAATCGACGCTTTCGGCGTTGTCCGCGATTCGCGAACCGCGAAGAGACTTGGTTTTTCCGTGGGATAAGTGCGAGTCCTACCTCTGGGGCCGAATGGGTATCATCCTTCGCCGGGCCGGCCTCCCCGCCGACCGACGATCCAAGTTCCACCGCATCCGCCGCACGACGGCCAGCTTCTATGCGGCAGCAGGCCACTCAGCCACGCAGTTGCTCGACCACAGTTCTCCGGCCGTCACTCGCCGATACCTCGACCCGCGGATCGTCCGTGGCGTTGCTGCCCCCGATGTCTTGCCTGCCGTCGGCTGAGTACGGGCAGTTCTGGCATCCGCAGTGGCAGCAGGATCCGCGGGCCAGCAGGAACTCGCGAGACAGTGGCTGTGCTTGCAACGCGCGACGATTCACTTCCACTGCGTGTGGCTAAATGCGTGCGGGTAAGGTCTGTTCATTGGCCGATGAGGCCGACCGACGAACGCTCTGAGTGAGTTCCACAGCACGTCGTCCTGAGCGACTCGGGGTGCAGATAGTCGCCGCCCTCAATCCACCGCCGGGCCTCGGCCTCAGCGGCATCGGTAGTGGCTGCCTCGATGCTGTGGTAACTGACTCCGTCGGTTAGGTCGTATCGCATGTTCCGTCTCCTTGTGGTGCCCCTCACGGGGCGGGGTCTGTAGTGTAGTTGCCCGGCGGCCCCAGTGCCGCCGGGCGGGTGGCGGCTCAGGCCGCCGGCAGCTCGCAAGCGGCCTGGTGTACCAGCATCACCTCACGGGATGATGGAAGGTCGCCCTTCGACGTGGCATGCCAGCTTCGACTTGGCACGTTCCTGTAGGTGCGGCGTTCATGTTTGTCTCGGACCTCCGAGAAACCCGCACCTTCCATTACGCGGAGGTATCGTTGAAGTTGGCGATCGGGATCCGAGAAAGCGATCATCT